AGCAAACGGATGGTGGCTGGAAGATATCATGCAGCTGAACATCGATAAGCTGATAGCCAGATATCCGGAGGGATTTTCAGCAGAGCGATCCCTGCACAGACAGGAGGGTGATATCTGATGGAGGCGAGAAACCCTATCACGCTGTATGAGACCCGGGAAAAGATGGCAAGTCTGAAAATCGGGCAGAAGATGAAGTTGCGGCAGTACAACTATCTGCGAGAAACGCCGGCAGAAGCGCTGTATCACGAAGAGGTGTGTACGATCGTTGAGATTTATCCCAGTGTGGTAGTCTTCCAGCACCCCAACGGGATGAAGTGCAGCCGCACCGGAGTGGAGCTGGTAATGGCGGACAGAGGGACGCCAATCTAAGGAGGAGATTGTTACGAATCGAAACATATTAGAGCAATATGCACACGCCTGCAAATTGATTGAGGAGACAGAGACGGAAATCCAAAAAGTGCGCAAGCAGAGAGAAGTGATGGAAACTGATATGGTTAAAGCATCACTGCAGGATTTTCCGTACACCCCGACTACGATAAAGATATATGGGATGGCTTATTCTGTCGTATCGGAAACAGATCGGCTGAGCGTTCTGGAAAAGATCCTGGAAGATAGAGTGGCGGCTGCGAAAATGATCAGATTACAGGCGGAAGCGTTTGTGAATACGGTGCCACAGGTGATCCAGCGCATTATCAGATACAAGATATTTGAGCAATGTACCTGGGATCAAGTGGCAGCAAAGATGGAGGAAGGTAAATCTGGTGATGCATATAGAAAGCAGTTGGATGATTATCTGGAAAAAAGAAAATAATTTTTTGAAATTCCACATTTTCCGGCAAAATCATGGTTTAATTATACTGGAAGTGGTGTAGAATACCTTCCCCAAGTGTCACTCTTTCCCATAGAGAGTGATCTCCTCCAATACTCAAGGCACCTAGCAGAAATGCTGGGTGTTTTTCTTATGGATCTGAAGCTCAACAGGTAGAGCAGCCGCCTCATAAGCGGTCGGGTCATGGTTCGAATCCATGTAGATCCACGCATCCCAGAGAGGTCGTGTTTCACCTCTGGGAATTACAAGCAGAATGCACGGCGCCAGCTGCTCCATGGCGGGACATGATAGGGCATGGAGTGGTCAAATACTTCCTTTCTGGGCGGGACAATCGGTGTCGCCTATGGCGCCTGTATAACTGTCTATACAAAACAACTCGAATAGGAGGTGAGCCGGCATGGCCAGAGCGCCAGACGAGCGATATGATCAGGCGAAGGCCATGTACCAGTCAGGGCAGAAATTGGTTGAGATTGCAAGTCAACTAAATCTGCCGGAAGGGACGGTTCGCCGTTGGAAGAGTACTCATAAATGGGATAACGAGCGTTCGGATAAGAAAAGCGAGCGTTCGGATAAGAAAAAAGGTGGACAGCCTGGCAACAAGAATGCTGTTGGAAATGCTGGGGGTAGCCCAATCGGTAATAAACGAGCTGAGAAGTATGGCTTCTTCAGTAAGTATCTTCCGGAGGAAACACGGGAGATTTTTAATGCCATAGATCAGGCGGATCCGTTGGATCTGTTATGGCATCAGATCCAGATCGCCTATGCTGCCATCATCCGAGCGCAGCGGATTGGATATGCAAAGAGTAAGGGTGAGTGGTTGATACAAAGTGACTTCATGAAATCCCAGGCGCGTGCCCAGGGTGAGCTGAGGGCTATGATCAAGCAGTATGATGAGATGCTGCATCGAAACTGGGACATGGCCACCGAGGAGCAGCGGGTGCGTATCGATGTCATGAAAGCTAAGGCCAAGCTGGGTGACGTAGAAGATGTTGTCGATGACGGCTTCCTGGAGGCGCTGAACGGATCAGCTGCGGAGGACTGGGCCGATGAAGAAGAAAGTTAAGGTATTCCAGTTTAAACCATTCTCCCGAAAACAGCGCAAGGTGCTTAATTGGTGGTGTAAGAATTCACCGGTGAAAGATTATGACGGCATTATTGCTGACGGTGCGATCCGTTCTGGCAAGACACTGAGCATGTCACTGTCTTTTGCCTTGTGGGCTATGAACTATTTTGATGGTCAGAATTTTGCCATGTGTGGCAAGACTATTGGCAGCTTCCGCCGCAACGTGCTTTTCTGGCTGAAGTTGATGCTGAGATCCAGAGGCTATGGAGTGACGGATCACCGGGCCGATAACCTAGTCATTGTGTCTCGTGGAGACGTTGAGAATTACTTTTACATATTCGGTGGTAAAGATGAGAGCTCTCAAGACTTGATCCAAGGAATTACTTTGGCTGGTGTCTTCTTTGATGAAGTAGCATTGATGCCGGAGAGCTTTGTGAATCAAGCAACTGGCCGATGCTCTGTAGAGGGTTCCAAGTTTTGGTTCAACTGCAATCCAGATGGACCATATCACTGGTTCAAACTCAATTGGATCGATAGACGCAAAGAGAAGCGACTGCTGTATTTGCATTTTACCATGGATGATAATCTGAGTCTGTCAGAAACGATCAAAGAAAGATACCGCAGCATGTACACAGGTGTGTTTTTTAAGCGGTATATTCTTGGTCTATGGTGCATGGCAGAAGGTATCATTTATGACATGTTTGCCTTAGAAAAGCATGTGAAACCGATTCTGAGGTTTGTTCAAAGTTTGATAGAGGGGGAGCGGTATGTCAGCTGTGACTATGGCACTCAGAATGCCACGGTATTCCTGTTATGGAACAGAGGCATTGATGATGTCTGGTACTGCACCCGTGAGTACTATTATTCCGGGCGTGAGAACGAGAAGCAGAAAACAGACGCAGAGTATGCGGACGACCTGAAAGAATGGTTGAAAGAGACAAAGGTAAAGGCCGTGATTGTGGATCCTTCTGCAGCGTCTTTCATTGCGGAATTGCGAAAGCGAGGATATACCGTTTTGAAAGCCAAGAATGAAGTGCTGGACGGTATCCGACGGGTAGGGACGATGCTCAACCAGGGTAAGATCATCTTTGCGGAGTCCTGCCAAAACACTATCAAAGAATTTGGCTCTTATGTCTGGGACAAGAAAGCTGCGGAGCGGGGGGAGGATAGACCGGTAAAAGAGCATGACCATGCGATGGATGCGGTGAGATATTTCGTCTATACGATTATTTACAAGCCGCCAGCCAAGCTCAATCGAGATATACGAGGAGGAATATAATGATTTTCCGATTACCTAAAGATACAGAGATGGATCTGGTGCTGCTGCAAAAGTTCCTGGACGATCACAAGCGGCAGGTCACCAACCGATACGATAAGTTATACGAGGCATACACCAGCGACCATGAGATCCTGCATCAGCAGGCCAAGCCGAAGTACAAGCCAGACAACCGTATTGTGGTCAACTTCCCGAAATACATCGTGGACACCATGAATGGCTTTTTCATCGGTAATCCAATCAAGTTAGTGGCAGACGATGAGGCGGTAGCCGAGTATGTAGAATACATTGATCAGTACAATGATCAGGACGATAACAATGCGGAACTGTCGAAGATCTGTAGCATCTATGGCAGAGGCTATGAGATGTATTTTGCTGATGAGGAAGCGCAGCTGTGTATTACATATTTGAGTCCCAGAGAGGCGTTCATGATCTACGATCAGTCGATCATTGAGCGTCCGTTGTATTTCGTGCGCAGATACACCGATAACGATGGCGTAGAATATGGCAGCATCTCCAATGGGGATGGCGTGCGTAACTTCCGTGTGACCGGCGGCCTGAAATGGAAGGATCCTGACTGGGTGCCTCACAACTTCGGCGGTGTACCTGCCGTGGAGTATGTAGAGAACGCTGAGCGCCAGGGCCTGTTTGAGCCTATCCTGTCCATGGTCAACGCCCACAACAAGGCTATTTCCGAAAAGGCCAACGATGTGGACTATTTCGCCGATGCCTATTTGAAGGTACTGGGTCCTAAACTGGAAGCCGGCGATGTGCAGTTTATCCGGGACAACAGAGTGGTGAACTTTGACGGAGAGGACGCACAGAAGATCGTGGTGGAATTCATGGGAAAGCCCGAAAGCGATGTGGCACAGGAGAACCTGCTGGACCGTCTGGAGCGTTTGATCTTCCAAATCAGCATGGTGGCCAATATTTCCGATGAGAACTTTGGTGCTGCCACGGGTATTGCCCTGAAGTACAAGCTGCAGGCCATGTCCAATTTGGAAAAGACCAAGGAGCGCAAGTTTACCAGCGGTATGAATCGCCGGTACAAATTGCTGTTCAGTCATCCGTCCTCGAAGGCTCCGAAGGATGCCTGGATCAAGGTGCATCCCAAGTTCACTCCTAACTTTCCTGCAAACCTGCTGGAAGAGGCACAGATCGCCGCTCAGATGGAGGGCATCACCAGCCATGAAACCCAGCTGAAGGTTCTGTCCGTCGTGGAAGACGTGCAGGGTGAGTTAGACAAGATCGGTGAGGAAAACAAGGCTCCCGAGAAAACTGTTGTGGACAAAGTGATGTTCGGCCAGAATACTGTAGAGGAAACCAATGAGTAACTACTGGGAGAAACGAGAGGCAGAAGCGCTGAAGCATTGCCTCAAGGATGAGGAAGAATACGAAAAGCGCCTGCATGAGATCTACGAGGATATGCTGTCCGGGATCCAGGCCGAGATCAATGAGTTCTACATCAAGTATGCCAGGAAAGAAGGCATTACTTTGGCAGAAGCAAAGAAGCGTGTCTCTCAGCTGGATATCCGGGCTTATGAGCGCAAGGCGAAGCGGTATGTGAAGGACAAGGACTTCTCCAAACAGGCCAATGAGGAGATGCGGCTGTACAATGCCACCATGAAGATCAACCGTCTGGAGATGCTGAAAGCCAATATCGGCCTGAATTTGATCGCCGGACACGATGAACTGGAGGATTTTATGGCCGAGATCCTAAAAGGCCGCACGGAGACCGAATTAAGGCGACAGGCGGGGATCTTGGGAAAGACCATCAAGAACAATGCACAGATGGCTGAAGCCATTGTAAACGCCTCCTTCCATAATGCCACCTTCTCGGATCGGATCTGGATGTACCAGGGATTGCTTCGGGATGAACTGGACAGGCTCCTGCAGGTAGGGCTGATTCAGGGCAGAAATCCCCGGGCACTGGCAAAGGAACTGCGCAAGCGGTTTGACGTCAGCGAGAGCAACGCAGAGCGGTTGATGCGGACGGAGCTGGCCAGAGTACAAACCGAAGCACAGAAGCAGTCGTATATCCGCAACGGATTCAGCCAGTACACTTTCCATGTGAATACCGGGTGCTGCGATGTGTGCGGTGCTTTGAATGGCAAACATTTCCCTGTCCAGAAGATGATGCCGGGGGAGAATGCACCGCCAATGCATCCCCGCTGCCGGTGTAGCACCAGTGCTTATGAGGATAGCGCCGAGTATAAGGCATGGTTGGATTTCCTGAATAAGGGTGGGACTACAGAAGAATGGAAAAATTTCAAGAAAAATCTGCTTGAAAAAGCTATCGTTGAAAGCTATACTCTCAATGATAGCACCGATAAGTGGGCAGAGGAAGCGAGAGAAGAACTTCTGAAGTATGAGTCAGCCATATCTAAGCGCAAGGTAGAAATTGCGACAGTTTATGATGATGATGGCAGTGTTCTGTTTAAGAAGTATGGTAAGGACAATGAGGTTAGCTTTACCGTATTTGAAATGCTAAGACTGAAAGATAAGGTGGTTACTCATAACCATCCGACGGGTGGATCTTTCTCCGTTGGAGATATCGACCTGATAAGACGAAGCAAAATGTCTGAGCTGCGAGTTTCTACAGAAAACGGCGTTTATTATATGCGCTATCCCCAAAAGTGGGATAAGCAAATTGACAGCAGGGAGAAAATAGAGGCAGAGCGTGAAAAAATACGAAAGCCACTAAAACGCAAATATCAACAGATGTATCTGGACGGAAAGATCACAAAGGCCGAAAGGTTCCAAATGCTGAGTGACGAAGCTAACAGGAAGTTTGCAGAAAGGTTTGGTATTGAATATGGAAAAGAAAGCTACAACGATTAGGCTTGAAGATTGCCCGGAAGACTTGACCACGCTGCCGGAAGATATTGAAATCATTGTGGATGATTATGACCCGGCAATGGATGACTTATACTGGGACGATGAGGAATAAGCACTTTGCAGAAATCGCAAGGTGCTTTTCTTATACCCAAGGGAGTGACACACATTGATCACAGTAACTCGTTCGGACAGCGAAATAACCATCCAGGGCCATGCAGGCTATGCACCGCCTGGACAGGATATCGTCTGCGCCGCCATATCGGCCCTTACGCAGACTTTTATCCTATCGGTGGAGGAATTGACCACCGACAAAATTAAATACGATATAAGGCCGGGAATGGCTTATATAACCTATGAGGATCTATCAGAACGTGGCCAAGTTCTGCTGGATTCTCTTTTTATTGGCATCCATGCGATTGCCGATGATTACTCGGATCATATCCGGATCATTGCCCAGGCACGGAAGGCGTAAAAAGCTGTGGATAGGAGCAGGCGTGGATCTCGTAAAAAGCTACGGAAAACGAGCGATAGTTTAAAAAATCGGAGGAATAGCAATGAGAAAGAAAAGATTTGATCTCCAGATCTTTGCGGAGGATGCAGTACAAGCATCCATTGGTGCTGCCGAGAGTAAGACAGCAGAGGTAAAAGAAGAATCCAAGGCGAAGTACACGGACGAAGATGTGGACAAGCTGCTGGATCGAAAGTATGCCGAGTGGCAGAAAAAGCAGCAGAAGGCCGTAGATGAAGCCAAGAAACTGGCGGAAATGAATGCCCAGCAGAAGGCTGAATACGAGCGTGATGAGTTGCAGAAGCAGCTTGACGATTACAAGCGCAAGGATGCTTTGGCTGAGATGACCAAGACCGCCAGAAAGATGCTCACCGATAAAGGTGTCAATGTATCCGATGATGTACTGGCCGTGCTGGTTACTACCAATGCAGAGGAAACCAAAGCTGCCGTGGACGGATTTGCTAAGGTGTTCAAGGATGCCGTGGAAGCTGCCGTCAAGGAGCGTGTAAAAGGCACTCCACCCAAAGTGGGTTCCAGTGGTGGTGCCTCTATGAGCAAGGATGAGATCATGCAGATCCGGGATCCTGAGCTGAGACAGCGCAAGATGCTGGAGAACAAGCACTTATTTAACCTGTGAAAGGAGAACTGAAAATGAACGCAAGAAAGATGAATCTGCAGCTGTTTGCAGACGCTAACAACATCACCGCAGCCGATCTGCAGAAGGTCCGTGATGTGGATTTTGTTGAGAGATTTACTTCCGGCATCACCATCCTGATGAAGATGCTGGGCATCACCAGAAAGATCGAGAAGAAGGCCGGTGAGGTACTGAAGGTGTACAGAGTGACCGGTACCCTGGAAGACGGTACTGTAGCTGAGGGCGAGATCATCCCTCTGTCCAAGTATCAGACCACCTATGAGCCTATCGGCACTGCCGAATTGAAGAAGTGGAGAAAGCAGACTACTGCTGAAGCTATTTCTGAAAAGGGCTATGGTCAGGCTGTAAACGATACCAACGACAAGATGCTGAGAGATATCCAGAAGGGTATCAGAAGCTCCTTCGTATCTTTCCTGGGTACTGGTACCGGTAAGGCTTCTGGTGTGGGCCTGCAGGCTGCCATGGCTCAGGTATGGGGCCAGCTGCAGGTGCTGTATGAGGATACTGCTGTTCAGGCTGTATACTTCATGAATCCTCTGGATGTGGCTGACTACCTGGGCACCGCTCAGATCACCACCCAGACCGCCTTCGGTATGACCTACATCGAGAACTTCCTGGGCATGGGTACCGCCATCCTGGCTGCCGACATTCCCAAGGGCAAGATCTATGCCACCGCTGCCGAGAACGTGGTGCTGTACTACATCCCCGTTACCAGCGCAGATATGGCACAGGCATTTGACCTGACCGCTGATGCTACCGGCCTGATCGGTATCCACACCGGTGCCACTTACAACAACCTGACTGCTGAGACCGTGGCCGCATCTGGTGTAGGTCTGTTTGCTGAGATGCTGGACGGTATCGTGGTTGGCACCATCGCTGCTTCTACCGGTGCTTAACAAAGGAGGGATAGGGCATGTATAAGGTTATCAAGCATTTTACCGACTTGCAGGACAAGAATCGCCCCTACAATGTGGGTGATGTGTTCCCTCGCAAGGGCCTGACCGTTACTCCTGAGAGACTGGAGGAACTGGCCGGAAAGAACAACAAGCAGGGCGTTCCTCTGATCGAGAAGGTGGAGGCGCCTGCCGAGGAGTCTAAGATCGCTGCCAAGAAGACCTCTAAGAAATAAGGAGGTGCCAGATGCTGAACGATCTAAAACTGATGCTCGGCATCGATGCGAAAGATTCCAGCCTTGATGAGAAGCTGAACCTTATCATTTCTACCGTCACAGCCCGCCTGAAGGCATTGCTAGGCGGTGTGGAGCCGCCAAAGGAAATGTCTCATATTATCTTGGAGGTGTCTATCATCCGATTCAACAGGATTGGCTCTGAGGGCCTTTCCAGCCACACGGTAGAGGGTGAGAGTCAGGTGTACGCCACGGATGATTTTGACGCGTTTTCTGCCGAGATTCAGGCATTTTTAAGCAAGCAGGCCGAGGGATCCAGAGGGAAGGTGAGGTTTCTGTGAGATTCGATAAACAGATCTTCTTTCGTGCAAAAAAGCCGGGTGAGTACAACCCGGACACAGGGAACTATGGCCCTGATACCGTCACAGAGACGATGTGGTATGCTTCCGTGACTTCATCCGGTGTGGAAACGCTGAACCTGATCTATGGAGGCCTGAAACAGGGGGGTTTGACCATCCGCATCCAAGGTCATTATGATGGTGTCATCGACTCCATACGCATTGGCAGCAAAGAATATAGGGTAGATTTCTTACGAAAACTGCCATCAAAGCATGTCTTTGTGGTGAGCGAGGTGCAGTGATGAAAGTCAAAGTGACAGGCCTGGATAAGCTGCAGAAGGCTCTGAAAGAGAATGTCACCATGGACGATGTCAAAAGGGTCGTCCGTTACAATGGTGCGGAGATGCAGCGCAGGATGCAGGAGAAGGCGGACTTCAAAAAGGGGTATCAAACCGGTACGACCAAGCGAAGCATTGGATTGGAGATCGTTGACGATGGGTTTACCGCTGAGTCTGGGCCTACTACGGAATACTCTCCGTATCTGGAATACGGTACCCGATTTATGGATGCCCAACCCTTTATAAAGCCCGCTTTTGATGAGCAGAAGGAAGAATTCAAGAAAGATATGCAGAAGCTAGTGAGGTGATCGGAATGGATCCGCAGCAGGAGTTATTTACACAATTGAAAATCGCTTTTGAAGCAAAGGGATACGATGTGTATGACGGCTTTTTGCCGCCGGATGGCACGCCGTATCCTTTTGTGTATCTGGGAGAGAGCCGGCAGGCAGATACCGATACCAAGAGCCAAGTGACCGGGACGGTGTACCAGACGATCCATGTATGGAGTAATGATCCCTGGTTAAGAGGGACGTTCTCGGAGATGCTGGGGACTGTCAAAACGGTATGCCGATCCGTCAAGCACACGGCGCATTATGGATGGTTTGTCCGCAACATGACGCAGAGGATCATCCCGGACAATACAACGAAACAGCCACTTCTTCACGGAATTGTGGAAGTGGAGTTCAAATTTAGTTAGGAGGATGCGAAATGTTTAATTTGCAGTTATTCGCAGAAGCTGTACACGGCAAGAGAATCGCTTATCTGTACAGACTGAAAGATGAAGCAGCTACCGTAGATGCGGTTCATGTTGCTTTTACCACAGAAAACAGCACTTCCATCACCAGGGACGCTGACACTGTAGCCACCAAGGATGGCTCTGTCAGAGTTCCCGGTGAAGTTGAGATCGAGATCACCACTACTGCCCTGTTGGCAGTGGGTGACACCATGATCGACAAGCTGAGAAAGGCTTTGATCGATGGCGACAAGGTGGAAGTATGGGAGGTCAATCTGGAGGAGAAGGGCACTACTGATGGCACCTTCAAGGCTGTATATTACCAGGGCTATGTGACCGAATTTGAAAAGACCTCTGCCGCAGAGGATCATGTGGAGTGTTCTCTGACCTTCGGTATCGAGGGTAATGGTGCAGACGGCTTCGCAACTGTCTCCGAATCCCAGCAGGCTCTGATCGAGACCTACGGCTTCGTGGACACTAAAAAGACTGGAGCATAAGGAGGGGAGTTTCCCCTCCCTTTTTCGTGAAAGGAGAATTTTTGAATGATGGAGTTAGAAATCAAAGGTAAAGTATATCAGTTCAATTTTGGCATGGGATTCCTGCGTGAGATCAACAAGACGGTCAATGCGCCGATGAATGGACTTAACGCAAAGAAGAACATGGGTCTGAAGTACATGGTTGCCGGTCTGATGGACGGAGAGCCTGATACTCTGGTAGAGGTTCTGGAAGCTGCCAATAAAGGCCAGAGCCCCAGAGTGACGAGAGATCTGTTGGATACTTATATTGATGATGAGAACACGGATCTGGATGCTCTGTTTGCCGAGGTATTGGATTTTTTAAAGAGAACCAATGCTACCAAGAAGGCGGTGGCAGATCTGGAGAAGATGATGGAGGATCAGGCGAAGGAGTAAAAACTTTTGAGGAGGTATACCGGGAAGTTGCTATGAATTGTCTTCGATACCTGGGCTTCAAGCGGCTGTCCGAAGTGGATCAGATGACACTCTCCGAGTATCAGATATTGATGGAGGCGGCCAGACTCAGGATGGTAGATATGGACTACCGTACCCACCTGCAGGCATTCCTCAATTTTGTCGTAAAGGCAGAAAAGAAGGCTGGCAAGCACAAGACAAGACCGGTATATAGCACATTCAAAAAATTCTTCGATTACGAAAAGGAGCTTGCACGAGTCACAAAGAAGGAAAACAAGAAATCCCGATATGAAGGGATTGGTGAATACCTCAAGAAGGGAGAGTAAGAAATGTCTGAGACATATTCTGTCAAAGCGAGACTGTCGGCTGTAGACAGCGGCTTTACCTCTACTCTCAATCGCTGTAGTAGCGTACTCGACAAGATCGACAGTAAGATTAGCGGGCTATCCTTTGGCGTTCTTATGGGAGCGGGTCAGGCAGCCTTTCAGGCATTATCTGGCGGAGTGAGTGGACTGGTAGGCGAGATTGATGATGCAAACACCTCCTGGAAAACATTCGCCAAGAACATGGAGATCATCGGTAAGAACGATGCCATTGACGAAGTAAAGAAGTCCCTGCAGGAGTTTGCGCAGCAGACGGTATATAGTTCCAGCGACATGGCGAGTACATACGCCCAGCTGGCAGCAGTAGGTACTGAAAGCGCTCTGGATCTGGTGAAAGCCTTTGGCGGACTTGCGGCAGCAGCAGAGAATCCCCAACAGGCGATGAAAACATTATCCCAGCAGGCTACGCAGATGGCAGCAAAGCCTAAAGTGGCGTGGGCAGATTTTAAGTTGATGCTGGAACAGACCCCGGCAGGCATTGCGGCTGTGGCAGACCAGATGGGCATGTCAGCAGCTGAAATGGTTACTGCGGTGCAGGATGGCGAGATCGCCACAAAGGCCTTTTTCGATGCGATCATCAAGGCCGGTGGTGCTGGCACACAGTTTGAGATGCTGGCAACCGAAGCGAAGAACATGGGACAAGCCATGGACGGACTCCGTGAGACTGTCGGGAATAAGCTGACACCGGCCTTTGAAGTACTGAACCGAGAAGGTATTAGCGTGATAGACCGTCTGGCAAGCCGTATCGCTGCTGTCGATGCGGATGGACTGGTGCAGAAGCTGACAAATGCTATAAACACTGTCAAGTTGTTCGGTATTACGCTGAAACGCTCCTTTGCAGGAGTGGGAACAGAAATCGGACAGGCCGTTCGTGCGGTGGCTTCTGCTCTGGGAGCCGCCAATGGCGAGTTCAGCAAAACGGATATCCTGGCAAAGTTTGGATCTGGTATGCGAGGTGTAGCAGATGTGATCAAAACCGGTGCCGGATACATTGAAAAACATGCGGACACCATAGCGTCCTTGATATCTATGTTGCCGAAGTTGGTGGTGGCTTTGGAGGGCTTCAAGGTGGCCTCTCCGTTTTTGGCTGTCTTTGCAGGAGGCATGTCGAATCTTTCATCTCTGGTAGGAGGAGTGGCGGGCAGTGTCGGTACAACAATGGCAAAAATCACTGTTGCAGCCAAGGTGGCAACAGGCTCGGTATCTTCATCGCTGGCAGCTGTCGGAGAAAAGCTGAAAGGTATCAGCATTGACTCTGTCAGCAAACGGGCCAAGAGCGGCGTGAGTGCGTTGAGAAAGGGATTCAAGAATGCAGGAGCATCGCTTAGCGGCTACGGCGAGAGTGTCGCTACTGCATTGGAGACGATATCCACTAAGTTCAGCGACAGCGGCATCAAAGTATGGCAGGCGTTTGACACCATGGGCAGTAAGGTAACGGCCTCTGGCTCGAAGTTGAGTCGAAATCTGCGTAAGCATATTAATTCGGCTGCCAGTGTGCTGAGTGGTTTTTCCACCAAAGCATCTGCTGTAGCGGCTCCGTTTGCTTCGGTGTTCTCTGGGATCGGTAAGGGCGTGCAGAAGTCGGCAAGCGTTGGTATGTCCACATTGAAAGGAATGACCTCGGCACTCACCAAACTGGTAGGCGTAGCACTCAATTCTGTCGGGCCTGCCGCCATATTTGGCATGGCGTTGGTTGGCTTCGGTGCCCTACATGGGGCATTTGGAGGAGAGATAGATGCTCTGATCCAGACAGTAACAACAAAAGGCTCTGGCATCATTAGTGGACTGGCCAATTCGATCACGGCGAAGATCCCGATGCTGATCCAGACAGGAGCACAGATGCTGAGTGGGCTGCTAAACGCAGTGACCGCCAATCTGCCTGCGGTATTCTCTGCCGGCATCCAAATTGTAAAGTCATTGGTACAGGGAGTTGGTGACAATGTATCAACCATCCTGCCGGCGGCCATCAATCTGGTAACGGCGTTTGCAACGGGGGTTCTCGGGGCACTGCCTCAGATCGTGATGATCGGAATGGGTCTCCTGTTAAGTCTGGCGAATGGTGTGCTGGAGAATGCGGGTCTAATTGTAAACTCGGCAAAGAATACGATCAATAGTTTCGTGAGCGGAGTTGTATCGAATCTGCCGAACATTATTCAGACGGGCGTACAGATTCTCACATCGCTGGTACAGGGTGCCGTACAGATCATCCCTCAGTTGGTAGTGACTGCATTTTCTGCGGTATCTACCTTTATTTCTGGAGTGGCCAGCAATCTGCCGCAGATCCTGCAGGCAGGCGTATCACTGGTGAAAATGCTGATTTCTGGCATCATCCAGAACCTGCCTATGGTATTGCAGTCTGCGATACAGGCTCTGAGTACATTTGTGAAAGCGGTGCTGACCAATTTGCCATCCATCGTGACTACTGGCGGACAGATCATCGTTGCTGCAGTGACTGGCCTGATCAGAATGCTGCCATCGATTGTTGAGGCAGGCTGGAGTATGATCAAGGCATTGGGTGGCGCAATTAAAGAAGCTATCCCCAACATCATCACCGGGGCCGTGGATGGCATCAAGAATATATTCAGTGACCTGTGGAATTTTATCACCGGCAAGAACAAGGAAAGCTCGGAAAAGACCGTGACAGATATCGTGACCATGACGAAGGATGTCCAGAGTAATGTTGCGGCATTGTCTGCAAATGTTCAAAACTCATTTGCATCAATGAGTAGCGGGGCTGTGGGAGAGGCATCGAGCCTGATGAGTGGCGTTACCGATAGCCTGTCCGGAATGAATAGTCTTGGTAGTGCAGACATGAGCGGTCTGGCAGCCAGTATCATGAGTTCGGCAAGCAAGGCGAATGAATCTGCTACGGTGGATATGGTGTCTATGGCGGCATCTACGGAAGGTGCGATGGCACTTATCGGAAGCAGTGTAAATGACACCATGAGCCAGTTGCCGATGGCTGCGGCTTCCGCAATGGACGGCTTTGTTAATTCTCTCAACGTAGGAGAGAAGAAATCAGAGGGTGCTGCCAACAGCATCACATCTACAGTCGTATCCAGCCTGCGTTCAGGTTATGACAGTGTATACGATGCAGGTGCCTATATCAGTGAAGGTTTCGCTGGCGGTATGCACTCGCAGTTGGCATCGATCAGAAGTGCAGCGGCAGAGATGGCAGCGGCAGCAGACGAAGCTGTACGAGCAAAGGCAAAGATTCACAGTCCATCAAAGCTGTTCGAGGGACTTGGCGAAGATTCTGGTGAAGGCTATGCAGGCGGCCTGATGAACATGGTCAATGATGTTTGGAAAGCTGCACAGGAACTGATTTCAATTCCTGCTGTTGCGGCACCGGATTTGTCGGTAGCGTATAGTGGCGAGTTATCCAGTGAATACAGCTATTCCAGCAGTGCTGAGTATGTGATCGAGGTGCCTTTGACTGTGGATGGCAGAGAATTTGCCAGAGCGACAGCGTCTTATACGCAGGACGAGCTGAACCGGAGGCAGACGAGAGACAACAGAAAGCACGGAATCGTGTATGCATAAGGAGGCAGCATGTATAAGTTCATAGATGTGAACGAGGCTTCGGAAAACACGCTGCCTTCCGAAGCTTTATGTATCAATGGCAGCTACATTGAGAACATGATAGAGGGGTATAGAACCCTGAGTGTGGCAGGCAGAGAGGCGCTATCCCCTGAGTTGTCACATTATACAACTGGAGTTCGGGACGGCTCAATGCTGAAAAACAAGCGGTATCCTGCCCGAACCATTACCGTCAGATATCAGCTTTTGGCAGATTCTACAGAGGCGTTCCGAGCGGCTTACAATAAACTGGGGCAGATCCTGAATGTGGAGGAAGCGGAGCTGATATTCAATGACGAAAAAGACAAATTTTTTATCGGTACACCATCTTCCATCAGCAGAGTGGATCCCGGCACGAATTATGTAGTGGGGGAGTTTGATTTGTTCTGCGCAGATCCGTTTAAGTATTCTGTGGAAGAATACGAGGTAGAGGCGGAGAATGTTGAAGAAAGTGACGAGGCGGGGAATACCTTCACTGGCAAGGCTGTGGTGATCGATTATAACGGCACTTACAGGTCATACCCGACATTGGTCACCGAATTTTACAATGAGGCGGAGATCAGTGATGACGGAAACGAAACTCCATTGACTGGTGCCGGTGACTGTGGTTTTGTCGCATACCTCACGGAGGATGGAAAGGTGATTCAGCTTGGTGACCCGGAAGAACTGGATGGAGTAAATGATCGTCCTGAGTCTCAGACACTTGTCAATCAGGTGTTTAAGTCGTCGAGGGCGTGGGGAGAGACAGCAAAGGCAAAGTGGATCACTAACGCCGCTGTGGAGATGCCATACAAAGAAACACAGACTGGTAGCCTGAAAATGTGGTATTCCGGTGACGGCGGTGTGGAACAGTACCTGACTGTTGATAACTACGGCAGTGGCGGAGAACGCTATGGCCCGTCCATCACAAGGGAACTGCCGGCAGATGAGTCTGGAGAGGTAGGGGCAAGTAATTTTACAATATCCTTTGCCAATAAGATGGGGACGAGCGCTGGAACGAACGGCAAGTACGAGGTCGGAATATTTCATGCGTATCTTGCTGGTGATGGCGTGATCCTGGCCGGAATACGTATCGCAAAATACTGTGGTGGAAATAATGCCGGAAAAATCAACTACATCGTTAATGGTGAATTGGTCGGTGAGACAGCAGTGGACTTGGGATACAACAACGAAGCCTTTGGGAAAGGGTACACCTCAGTCATCAAAAAGATTGGAAATGAAGTGACATTTTATGTAGGTGGTGTCAAGAAATCTTATCGCTGCTATGCAGCTGGATTTAGCAAGCTGAAAGCTACAACAGTGTCCTTTGCTTTTTCACGATATCAAAGCGCAGAACCTTTGAAATACAATGGTTTGTATTCTGTGAAATTCGTGAAGCATAATTGCGACACATACAGAGATGTGCCAAATAAATTTAGTGCTAACGATATATTGGTCGCAGACTGTGAGGGCGGTGAGATCATGCTGAATGGTGTGGACTCCCCAGAACTGGGAGCATTGGGAAATGACTGGGAAAGTTTTTGCCTTGCTCCTGGTCTGAATCGCATAGGCATCGCTTATTCTGACTGGATCACAGAAGATTACGCACCGAAATTCAAACTACGGTATAGAGAGGTGTTCTTATGATTGTTTTTTTCGCGGATCGCAGAATGGACATCCTCGGACATGCCAGTACCAGGTTGCCTAAGGGCAGGCCTGTTGTGCAGGATCTGAAAGTGGAGGACGTAGAGACTGGCGTTGCCACTTTTGAGTGTAGGATCCCGTATACAAAGAATACCCGAAAAAAGGTGGAAGCATGGACGGAGGTGGGCAACTACCTCCTGCGCAGTCATGATGGCGAGAATGAATATTACACCATCATTGAGACCCAGAATGACACCGAACGGCAGGAAGTATGGATCTACGCAGAGGATGCAGGCCTTGACCTATTCAATGAAATTGTAGGCGAATATGAGGCAGATCAGGCATATCCTATCAGCCACTATATCGAGAAGTTTGCATACGACTCTGGCTTTGTGATCGGTGTGAATGAGATTCCTGATCTGAACCGGAAATTGAGATGGGAAGGGGAAACCACTGCAACTGAACGACTGGCGAGTGTAGCCACCCAGTTCGACAACGCAGAGATCTCGTTTAGTTTTGATATCAAGGGCCTGTCCGTTACTGAGAAGTACATCAATATTTATAAAAAACGAGGCAAGGATATCGGGGCACAGCTGCGCATAAACAAAGAGGTGGACAAGATCATCACATCGAAGTCCATAGCCAATCTGGCAACCGCATTGAAAGTCACCGGTGGAATCCCGGATGGATCGGAGGTGCCGATCACGCTGGATGGGTATGCGTATGATGACGGTGATTTCTTCTTGGAAGGTACCTACCTGAAATCCCGTAGCGCAGTAGCTATCTGGACAAGATATCTGGCAGAGTCCGGTGATTACACTGGCCATATCTGTAAGACATTCAGCTATGACACCATCAGCCAAGAGGAACTTTGCAATCGTGCGATCTCCCACCTGAAGAAGATCAGGGAAGTTGAAGTCAACTATGAAGCGGATATCGCGCGACTCCCCGATGGCGTAAAAGTCGGTGACCGTGTCAATATCATCGATGATGCCGGTGAGTTGTATTTGTCCACCCGGATCCTGAAGTTGGAGACTTCGGTAGCAGACAACATTCATAGGGCCACCCTGGGTGAATATATCATCAAGTCTGGTGGCATTTCGCAGAAGATCGCCGAATTGGCGGAGGAGTTTGCCAAGAACGCAGCCAGTATAACGAAGGCTGTTAATATTGCAGGAAGTGCGCAGGATATCGCAAATGCGGCCAGTGGGGCGGCCTCTGCGGCGCAGAATGCGGCGGACGAGGCAAAGAACAGTGCCAATGCGGCGGCAGGGGCAGCGAACGCAGCTCAACAGGCGGCAAACAACGCACAGAGTACAGCCAACAATGCCCAGAATACGGCCAATGAAGCCCAGAAGGACGCTGATGCAGCGCAGGACACAGCAGACGAGGCAAAGCAGGAAATCTCCGATCTGAGGGCTATAGCGATCACCACAGAGAATCTGTCGGCAAAGGTTGCAGATCTCGGGTATGCGACAGTAGGTGAACTGGAGGCTGAAAAGGCAAGACTTACTGCTTTAGAGGCGGAAGATGTGAACATCAAGAAAATGTTTGCAGATTACGCCACAGTGGAACAACTGAAAGTCACAAATGCCAATGTCTCAGATCTGGAGGCGGAAATTGCCAAAATCGATGCGGCAAAAATCGGCACTGCGGAAGTGGAGAGCCTGTTGGCCGAGAAGGCGTATTTGACAGAGGTGGAAGCTGAAAGTCTGTATGCCAAGAAGGCTGTTGTCGATGAGTTGTCCAGTGATTTTGCCTCGTTCGAAGAAGCGACCACGGCAAAACTGACTGCACAGGATGCTTCTATTGGTGATCTGGAAGCGGAAGACGCAAATATCAAAAAGATGTTTGGCGATTACGCAACCATTGAAAACCTAAACGCTACGAATGTGACAGTCACGACGCTGACTGGTGACCTTGCATCTTTCAAGGAAACAACAACGCAGAAATTAACTGCGCAGGATGCTTCTATCGCAGACCTGGTGGCGGAAGATGCAACCATTAAAAAGGTCGTGGCCGATAATTTGGCAGCGACAAATGCAGAAATCGATGCCTTGAAGGCGGCTGATGTAGAAACAAATAAATTGTTTGCAAATTATGCAACAGTGAAGTCTTTGGAAGTATCGAACGCTAAGATCGCCGCCCTGGAAACCGACACGGTCAAATCAAAAGACTTAGAAGCAACAGTTGGTACATTTGGTTATTTAAAGGCCGAGACAGCTGAGGCCACCTATGCAACGATAACCAATCTGAATACAACAAACGCAAGTGTCGGAACCTTGCAGACAAGGGTGGCGGACATCGAGAATGCCTATGTGAATGAGGCCAAGGTGAATAACCTGATCGTGGCGAAGGGATATATGACCGAAGCACAGGTGGAGACATTAGTAACCAACAAGGGGTATATTACCACGTTGGAGACTAATAACCTGCTTGCCGGTTATGCCACTGTGAAAGATCTCGAAGCGACAAATGCAAGCATTGGCGACCTTGCTGCCATCGCTATCACAACAAATAATCTGTCTGCCAAGGTGGCCACCCTTGGATATTTACAGGCATCAGCACTTGCCGCTGAGGTTGCAAAACTGGGGTATTTGGAAGCAGATAGCCTGGAAGCAGAGGTGGCCACATTTGGTTACCTGAAAGCAGCCACAGCATCTGCAACCTATGCGACGATCACAAACCTCGATACCACCAATGCCAATGTATCCAATCTGCAGGCGAGTGTAGCAGATATTGAATCTGCATACATGGATGAGGCAGAAGTCAATACGTTGGTTGCGGGGAAAGGTTATTTGACGGAAGCGCAGGTGAATTCACTGGTTGCGGGTAAGGGCTATATCACAACGCTGGAGACCAAAAACCTTCTGGCTGGATATGCAACAATAGATCTGGCAAATGTAAAGGCTGGCTCTATTACTACTGCCATGATCGGTGCCGGTGTTGTAGGAACTGCTCAGATCGCAGATGGTTCCATCACGGATGCCAAGATTGTAGGGCTGACCGCCAACAAGATCACAGCAGGAACACTTGATGCCGGTACAATCGAGGTTATCAATTTGAATGCGGCCAATATCACGGTTGGCACGATCAACGGCCAGCAGATTGCTTCTGGGGCCATCGATACTTCGAAGTTGACTTCCTCGCTGAGTACGACCATTTCCAAAGCATCGACCAATGCATCGCAGGCATTGAGTAATGCGGCAGATGCTCAAACCACAGCAGACAATGCTACAGCTCTGGCAAACACCTCTTACAATAAGGTGACATCGAAGGGTGAGCAGCTGGTTGTAAACGGAAATGGCCTGATGGGTGATAACACTAATTTCAGCGCATGGATATTTGATGGTGCGGTGGCAAATAACTCACCCGGTTCGTTTACTCTCAAGTCAGGCGTAAAGAAAACACTGATCACTGATGAGTATTTCCCGGTAAATCCTACGGCAAAATACACATTCAGCTTGGATGTTAAGTGCTTGAACGGTCTGGCTAGGATGTATTCGTTCATATGTTTCTTTGATGTGGACAAGATCCAGATCACCGCAAGCCAGCATATGTATGCATCCGGTTCTACGACCACTTTGAAGGAGGATTTAAAGTCTGGTGATAAGGTGATTTATGTGACCGACCTGTCCGGGTGGGCTCAGTCAAAGAAGAATCATCAGTATGTGGCGATCTGGAATTATACGAACAAATTTGGATACACATATCCGCCTGAGACCTATACCAGGAATAGAATCACGTTGCCAGCGACCAATGCCTTGATCAATGATGGTGTGTTGGATTTTACTAACAACACGATCACGTTGACAACTGCTTATTCCGGGGCAACAGTCCCCGCTGGAACCTATGTATCCCAAGGCGGTGATGGTAACACATACAAGTATACTCCGCTGAGCAATACACTTTTAAAAACGGACTGGACATCCTATACAGGATCTATGAATGGCGTTGACTACTCTGGTGCCAATAAAGGGGGTATGTTCCCTCCTGGTACGGCCTACGCCAAGGTCGGTTTTCTTTGGAATTACAATACAGCAGCGGACCAGATATGGGTAACTAATATCAGTGTTACTGATACCACGCTAGCTGACAAGGCACAGGCCACTGCTACTGCCGCTCAAACCACAGCAGACGGGAAAAATACAGCATTTTATCAAGACGCTTCTCCGGCATCCACCAACAGAAAGGTGAATGACATCTGGTTTGATACGGACGATGGCAATAAGATGTATTACTGGAGCGGCTCTGCATGGACTGCAAAACAGTTTGGAACCAATGCCATTGCCAGTGCATCTATAACCAATGCTTTGATTGCTGATGCTACGATCCAAAGTGCAAAAATCGCCAATCTGGATGCGGCAAAAATCACGACAGGAACGCTGGCTGCGGCAAGAATTGCTTCCGAAAGTATTACTGCTGACAAGATCGCTACCAGTGCAATTACAACAGATAAGCTGAATGCCAATGCGGTGACAACGGCCAAACTGGCAACAGGCGCTGTGACAGCTGCGACAATAGCCGCTGATGCAGTCACTGCGGAAAAGATCGCCACAGGGGCTGTTACTGCTGATAGTATTGCATCTAGTGCGGTGACAGCGGATAAGATTGTAGCAGGTGCGGTGACTGCGGATAAACTGGCAGCAAGTGCAGTTACGGCAAACAAGATCGCTGCAGGAGCGGTCACTGCGGATAAGATTTCCGTGAGTAGCTTAGAAGCCATCTGCGCAAAGATCGGCGGTTTCACTATTGGAGCCACATATCTGGCAAACGCCACGACATCGCTGGTTGGATCAGCAAGTAGTGTGTATGTGGGCATTGACGGTATCTCATGCGGAACAGCCTTTAAGGTAGACGATGCAGGTAAGTTAGAGGCGTCCAATGTAGATATCCAGGGTGCTGTATCTGCGGATTATTTGTATGTTAATGCGAGACAGAATTTTGAGGATAATGCAACAGCGGTGCATGAGTTCTCACTGTATACAAATGACACACCGAATTCTTTGGATCCGTATGGTCTGACAATTGCATCGAAAACATTTGCATCGAGCACTAGCAGCTCTGCGACAGACTATGTCATTATGGGATTGTGGGATACACTTGGACTGAGTGTGTCTACGACTGGATCTGTGTATTTTGAGTCCAAAAAAGGAGTGACTTTTGCGGATAAAAGTAGTGACGGATCAGGTGTAATGAATGTAGTAATGCCAATAGATGCGACAACGATATCTGCAGGTGAAGTGTCCACAACTACATTAACAGTCAATGATCTGACTATCAGTGGTAATGAACAGTTCTGTACGCATTACATCAAGAGAAAGCTTGGATCATTGTCTGCCGGCACGAGCTATGCTAATCTATCATCCACATACAAGGATGGATCATATTATCGCATGTGGCGGTTGAGATTCCCTGCCGGTTGCAATTTCTGGGGAAAGATCAAGGTCACGCTGTATGGAACCTATTCGTCCTTCAATGCATCTGGAGTTATGTCCAAAAGCATTACTTGTAATTTCAACGGCAGCACGATCTATAACAATGTCGGTTGCTATGATGGCTTGGGTGTCAATGTCGAGAAGGACTTCAGGATCTCAGAGGCTATCTGGAATTCCACTGCGAGTGCGTGGGAAATTCTGATCTGGCAGAAGAACCTGAGTGGAAATAACTCACCGCAGATACTCATCGAGGCATGGGCGGCCAATCAGACTTTTTTGACCAATATTGCCAACATGACAGCGACTGCCGTGGAGCTTACTCAGGCCACCACATATACGGCCAGCAAAGCATCGTCTACTGGCGGTACGAAGACGGTGACCTGGTCAGATACGCCGGTATATGAGACACCTTTGGGACTGCAGATAAGCACGGCAGATCATACCCACTCTACCTATGCGCTGACGAGTCATACTCATTCCGATTATGCTTTGGCGAGTCACACACACAGCTATATGCCTCTGTCAGGTGGGCAGTTTACTGGTCCGGTATCTTTTTCTGGCGCTGCAGCGTTGCCGACAAAGACACTGAGTTATATTTGTGGTATTGACGCGTTTGCTAGCGGTGGACAGATGGGATGGCAGAGCAAATCAGATTTCTTATCTGGTTATGCGACCACATCCTATGTGTCAAGTAATTATTCCACACTGGATCATACCCATTCTGATTATGCCCTGTCGAACCACACTCACTCCACATACGCATCCACTGGCCATACACATAGCGATTACCTGCCTAAGACGACCTATGAGTACAGTGCCGAACTGGCGATGGGAAGTACTGGTAAAGTGTGCATTGGTAAATTCTCAATGTATGACAGTAATATTACTGTGCGGATCAGTTCCACTACCAATACGACCTACAATGGTACACTGGTTATTGCGACGCAGAATTATGGTACAGCGTCAGGTGGAAGTCTTACGGCGAACGTATACGGAGATGTGAGCAATACGATTGCTCCCAATATTTACATTTACAACGTGGGGACATCTGGTGTCGTTGAGGTGTATTTCAGTCCGAGCACATATTCAAAGAATCTGATTCATGTACAAGCCATGGCGCTTCGGGCAACGCCTACGGATGTGGTTACGTCAATCACATCTATTCCGTCTACTGCTACCACGAAGCCTACAAATCTGCTGACCTCTGCGTTGGACGGAAAGGCCGCAAGCAGTCATTCTCACTCTGAATATTCGCTTACGAACCACACCCATTCCAATTATGCAGCGACCAGCCACACCCATTCAGAGTATGCATCATCAAGCCACACCCACAGTTATTTGCCCCTGAGTGGAGGAACGCTGACGGGTGCCCTTACTTTGTCCAACAGTGCAAGTGCCCAATCCGGTGCACCTGCGTTGAAATGGGGTACCTATGGAGCCAACAGCAATACTCCGTATATCGGATTCGCCACGGATCAAAGTGATGGCACTTTTGTATGGTCGTTGCAGGGAAGCACTTATGCCACGGGTCTTGCCATTGGCGGCGGATCCGGAAATCTGCTGTGGAAAGGAACCAAAGTTGCGACCACTAGCGATAATGTTGCTTCTGCATCGAAACTGGCAACGGCAAGAACGATCTCGCTGACCGGTGATGCAGTTGGATCCGGGTCATTCGATGGCAGTGGGAACCTGGCGATCACAACTACTGTAGCAAATTCAATTCCACTCGTAATCGGAACGCAGACAGCAGCAACTGGCACATGGACAGGCGTGGCTTCATTCTCTGAGTTGAAAGATGGGCAATCGATCCGTTATTGGCTGCCTTATAACGGCAGTGGTAATGCAACATTGAATCTTACTTTAAGTAATGGTTCTACTACCGGTGCTAAAAATGTGTATTTGAAGGGGACAACTCGTTTGACAACGCATTATGCCGCTGGCAGTTCGATTTTACTGACATACTTTTCTGCAGCAAGCGTGGCTGGGACTGAGTATGCTGGTTGGTGGGCACATTCTGATTACAACTCGGACAGTAAAGTTAGTCAGGCAGCAGCGGTCACTACAAACAGCAATTTCCCTGTTCTGTTGGCATACAGCACTGCAACGACAGCGGTTACAAATGCCGTCAAGAAGTCATCCACGCTGCTGTACAATCCAAGTACACAGACATTGACTTCGCCTAATGTAACTGCCAGCGGTGTTGTTTCCGCTGGTGCAGTATCGGCAACGTCAGGAACATTCAGTGGTTCAGTAACTGCGGCGGATCTGGTTTGCAGTACTACCGGTCTCAATTTTGGCAGTGTTCAGACTGGCACGTGGACACCATCAGCTAATGGCTTGACATCTCAAACGGCATATGGCACATACATGAAAGTTGGTACTATGGTCGTGATAAGCTTCTACGTTACTGGCCAATGCCCCAACAGTGCCGGCACGATGTTGTCGATTGGTGGAGTCCCGTTCACACCAAAATCTGGCCCGCTGTGGTATGGTGGCGGTGGTCATGCTCAAGGAATGACTGGCGTATCAGAAATGCTTGGCGCATCGTTCTCTGGATGGGTTTTGCAGACATCGGACAGCAGGATATATGCCCGTACTGTTCATGCTTCATCCTCATCGCCATATACAATGACGGGAACCTATGCCTACATTGGAGGCACTGGGACAGTATACATGGCTGGTACCATACTGTACCAGGCAACAAGTTAATACTGAGCAAGAGGCAGATCAATATTTTGGTCTGCCTTCACTTTTTAAATCAAGGAGGAAGAAAACTATGTTAAACAAGACAGAAAAAATCATCATCACTGGCGAATCTCTCATCGATGGAGTTCCTGCTGAAGGATTCCAGGCCCAGATTGACTCTTCCAGACCTCAGGAAATGACCATGACTTCCTGGCAGATCAACAAGGAACTGTATAAGGCAAATCGTTCTGTTTGCCGTGCCGATGAGGCTGAGTTCGAGGATTACGCCTATGCCAAGCAGGATGAGATGATTGCTGCGCTGGCTGGGAATGAAGAACCTGAAGAAGTCGTAGAGGCATAGGAGGAGAGAGAATATGAAGATTTCCAATCTGCAGGGTGTTACTTTTGTCAACGCAGTCAACAACATGAAGGGCAAGCGTCTGCCTGTTCGTGTGAGTTTTGCCTTGAAACTGAACTGTGATCGCCTGCTGAACGGTGCCATCAAGGCTTACGAAGCGGCTCGTTTGGAGCTGATTGACCAGTACAAGGACCTGATCGGCAAAGAAGATCAGTTTAAGACAGAACTGGAAAATCTGTTGGCTGAAGAGACTGAGATCGATATTAAGCAGATCGGTATTGCCGAACTGGAGAAGATCGATCAGAGCGATGTGTATGATAAGTTGACCATGGTTGAAATCGATGCAATCAGCTGCATGATTTGCGAGGAGGCCCCCTAACCGGGGCCTTTTGCCTTATCAAAGGAAAGGATGATACCGATGGAGTTTTTGATAGCAATGGGCATTCCGTCTGCTATTACGGGTCTGCTAGTCTGGTGGTTGAAAAAGGACATGGACAAGAGAGAGACCCACAGATCAGAAAAGGAAGCCAACACTGAAAAACTGATGCTGATGATCATGCAGACAAGTAGGGCCACAAATGTACTGGCGGAAGCCACAGCAAGGGCCGTGCAGCGCATCCCGGATGCTCATTGCAACGGTGACATGACATCGGCCTTAGAAAAAGCAGCCAAGATCCAACAGGAAGAACAGCAATTCTTGTTTGATCAGGGCGTAAAGCACATTTTTGGAGAATAAGAAAGGAGAGGCGATATGGAACTGATGGAATTTATCGCAATGATCCCTATGCCTGTGCTGATCGCACTGGCGGTGGCATTTATCGCATTGACTGCGACGCTGATCTATCACTACATGCGTATGAAGGGCCTGGAAGGCATCCGCTGTGATGTATACCAGCTGATCCTGAAAGCGGAGCACATGTATAAAGAGAGTGGCACCGGTCAGCAGAAACTGAAATGGGTTGTACAGCAGGCACGTGGTCTGTTGCCTACATGGCTGCAGTGGGTTATTACCGAAGATGCCTTGATGAATATAGTGGATGAGTGGTTTCAGGGCGTCAAGGATCTGTTGGATGATGGCAAAGTAAATAATTCGCAGAAACAGAAGGAGTGATCGTATGAAGAAGCTGTTTATCTCTCAGCCGATGAGAGGTAAGACTGACGAGGAAATCCTGAGAGAACGTGAACAGGCTGTGGCGATGGCCGAAGCTGCTTTAGGTGAGAAGGTAGAGGTGATCGATTCCTTCTTCCAGGGAGCGCCTGCAGATAAAAAGCCCCTGTGGTTCCTTGGCAAGTCCTTGGAGCTACTGGCCGATGCTGATGTTGCATACTTCGCCCCCGGATGGCAGGCTGCGAGAGGCTGTCGTATCGAGCGTTTTAGCGCCTTTGAGTATGGAGTCCCTGCGATCGAGGCGCGGAAGGAGGAATAAGACATGAGAGATTTAACCGTACTGCATCCGGCCCTGCAGGCTAAATGGGCCGAACTGGTAGCTCTGTGTGCAGAGCATGGTTACATTATC